TTTCAAGAACACAACTTATTGAAAGTCCTGACCCTAGATATCATCAAGAGCATGAAACAAATCCTAAGATTTTTAAAAATTCTATGGCTCATGCTTTTACTTCAGGTTCTTTTCGTGTAACTCAATGGTGGTCAGATGAAGATAATATAACAGAAAGCGATTTAGATGAATTTGAAGCTCTGATAAAAACTCAAATAAATTGTGAAGTTGTAAGAGATTTAGAAAATAAAAAACTAATTATAAATTATACTTATGACGGAACAGACCCAAATAATGACACTTGGAGTGAGCCTTTTTTAAGTTATTTATTAAATGTCGGCAAAGCTGAGATGAAAATAACTGAAGATAATTCTGATATAGCGTGTGTAGTGCGTGTTAATAAAAATGATGCTGCTTGGAAGGTAAGACAAAAAGATATTCCAGCTAATGCAACAGTAGCTATTGATAAGCCTGATTGTGAGCTGTGTTACACAGTGTTTACTAAAGAAGTTTATATTGGTGATACTAAGTTTGATAAATGGGCAACAAAAAAACAAACAACATCAAGCATTGATGTAACTAATAAAAATGATGTAGCTGTTAAAATTTTACAATATTACAAATAAATAACAAAAGGAAAAATAACATGGACACTAAATTTCTAAAAACAGCGTACAATACGCTACAAACTTCACTTCCATTATGGAGTGTAGTAATTATCTGTATAGTAGTAGGTCTTCTTTTCTAATGAAAAATGTAGATGAACTCAATGTTGAAGTAGAGAAAATATATGGTCAGATACGTCTGATTGAAAATTCTATACGTACAATAGAGACTAATCATTTAGCCCACATTCAAAAATCAATCGAAACCATAAATAAAGTATTATGGTCAGTGGGTTTTATGCTGTTTGCACAACTAGTAATGACAGTAAAATCTTATATCGTAGGATAATATGACACAACGTACAGTTAGAACACAAGACGGAGTACACTACCCTACTCCAAAATTTAAGGAGAATTACACAATGATATTTCGTAAACAAAAACCGAAAAAACCAAAACCTAAACCACAATACTAAATGATAAACTTTTTAAATCCTATAATTGGATTAGCTAGTGAAGTAGTTGGTGGAGTTATAGATACTCGCAAAGCAAAAGCGAAACAAAAATTAGTAAAAATTGAAGCTGAAACAGAAATTGTTAAACAGCAAATTAAAGGAGAGATAGACTGGGATGTGGAAGCTATTAAAGGCAGCAAAGGAAGTTGGAAAGACGAATACCTTACTTTATTGTTTAGCATCCCTTTACTCCTGTGCTTTTTTCCTAGTACTGTTCCGTTTGTTGAGCGAGGTTTTGAAGCACTTGCTTTAACACCTGACTGGTACAAATACACTTTAGGATTAATTGTATCTGCATCATTTGGTATTAAAGGTGCAACACAATTCTTTGGTAAAAAATAATTAAATAAACAGAAAGGAATACGTGGATTACGTAGTTTTAATGGTATTTACACTTTATTTTGTAAGTACTTTAATATTTAACTTAATATAATTATTAAGTGTTCGTAACAGTATATTCCAGATTGAGAGCCAAAATGGCAGATAAACAGCCAAAAATACAAGAAGATATATTGGAAAATATTATTGATGAATTACCAAAGCTGTTAGTACAGCACGCATACAGAAAATTAAAATCAGGGGAAGACTTAACAGCTTCAGAAATGAAAGTCTGTTTAGATGTTTGTAAAGCTTACAGTGCTGACACGCTTGTAGAAAAAACAAACAACATATTAGAGGGACTTCCTTTTGACACAGAAGAATAAAATAGATAACTTTAAAAACTTTCTATATCTTGCTTGGAAACATTTAAACTTACCTGACCCTACTCCTATTCAGTATGACATAGCAGACTATTTACAAGCTAAAGAAAAGCGTATTGTGATACAAGCATTTCGAGGTGTCGGAAAATCTTGGATTACTTCAGCATACGTTTGTCACCAACTTTTAATGAATCCACAAAGAAATATCTTAGTGGTATCAGCTTCTAAAACTAGAGCTGATGACTTTAGTACATTTACACAAAGACTAATCGGTGAAATGCCGTTGTTAGAACATTTAAAACCTAGAGATAATCAAAGACATTCTAAGATAAGCTTTGATGTCGCTCCAGCGTTAGCATCACACGCTCCCTCAGTTAAATCTATGGGTATCACAGGACAGCTTACTGGCTCACGTGCCGATTTAATTATTGCTGATGACGTTGAGTCTGCAAATAACTCACAGACACAGCTAATGAGAGATAGATTAGGTGAAACTGTAAAAGAATTTGATGCTATTATTAAACCTAAAGTGGGACGTGTAGTCTTCTTAGGAACACCACAGACTGAAATGAGTCTATATAATGACTTAAATGAACGTGGTTTTAAAACTAGAATATGGTCAGCTTTATATCCTGACAAAACACAAGTTACTGGCTATGGTGATAAGTTATCTCCTAAGATATTAGAAGAACTTAAGGAAGACAAAAAGCTTGAAGGTAAACCTACTGACCCTGATAGATTCAATGAAGTAGACTTATTGGAAAGACAAGCTTCCTACGGACGCTCAGGTTTTAACTTACAGTTTATGTTGGATACTACCATGTCTGACGCTAACAAATACCCACTGAAACTAAATGACCTAACAGTCGTATCAGGTCTCAGCAGTTGGGAGAAAGCTCCAGCTAAAATACAATGGGCTTCAGGTATAGACCAAATGAAAGCTGTAGACCCTGAGTTGCCTAATGTTGGACTCAAAGGAGACTATTGGACTTCACCACTATATATGTCAGAAGAATTTACTGATTTTGAAGGTGCTGTTATGTCTATTGACCCCAGTGGTCGTGGCAGTGATAAGACTGCCTTCTGTGTCTTAAAGATGCTGCATGGTACTCTATTCTTAACTGCTATAGGTGGACTAGACGGTGGCTATAGTGACGCTGTAATGACCCAATTAAGTGAGATTGCAAAGACACAAGGCGTGAATAAGGTAGTTATCGAGAGTAACTTTGGTGACGGCATGGCAACACAGCTTCTTAAGCCTATAATGAGCAAAATACACCCATGCGAAATCGAAGAGGTAAGACATAGCATACAGAAAGAAAAGCGTATAATTGATACCTTAGAGCCAATCCTGAATCAACACAGGCTCGTTATAGATGACAAATTGATTGCTAAAGACTTTAAGTATGACCCTGACCACCAGTTGTTTAGACAAATGACTAGAATTACGAGAGATAAAGGTGCGTTAAGGCATGATGACCAGTTGGATGCACTGGCAATAGCAGCTAATTACTGGGTAGAAACCATAGATAGAGACCAAACACTATCTTACAACCAGCATAAAAACGAATTATTAGACCTAGAGCTTGAGAGCTTTATGGAACAAACAATAGGTAGAAAGCCACGAAAGGATAACTGGTTATGAATAAGCAATACACAGACACTAAAGAAAGAATTAAAATTAATGAAGATTATAAACAAGTGGAATCTTACTTAGAATTTACTGCTAGCAATGGACAGAAATTTAAAGAGTTAAATGGTGGCTATGGACACGTAATAAAAGAAGGTGAAGTACTACCTAAGACAGACCAAGGACAAACTGATTGGGAAAAAGTGTTTGAAGATGATTTCAACATTGCTCTAACTGGAGCACGTGGTTTACTAGATGAAAGCACAACTAATCCGCAAGCGTTTGGATTGGTGACAGAAATGGTGTACCAAATGGGAGCTACTGGAACTAGTAAGTTTACTAATACTTTACAAGCAATTAAAGACAAAGACTATGCTCAAGCTGCTATCGAAATGTTAGATTCTAAGTGGGCTAAACAGACTCCAAAAAGAGCTGCTCGTATGGCTGCGGAGATGCACGATTTATCTGAAGATGTCATGGATATTTAGGTAAAAAAATATGAGGTGGTATATATACGAGTGAGAGCGTGGTTTCCCCCTTTGATTTTTCTGTGAAAACTGCCAGCAATCCTTAATTTTTGGTACATTGCGTAAAATTTTTGTGCTATAGGATGTCATATCCTTGTGTCATTCCTAGCTGTAAAATATTCCTGTTTATTTGAGAGATA